CGGTATTCGTTAAGGAAGGTTCCACCAATGCCGATCAAGGTTTTGTCCAAACCGCTGAAGTTGTTACACTTGGATCCGATTCGGTTTCATGGGTACAGTTTACCGGACTCGGACAAATCACCGCCGGCGATGGACTTGATAAGTCTGGCAATACACTTTCAGTTGATACCGGCGCTGGATTACAAATTGTTGGTGGTGCGGTTGCAGTTGAAACCGGTTCGGCTTTGTTCATCGATACAAACGCGGTGGCGGTATCTGTTGATAATAGTACAATCGAAGTCAATGGAAGTAACGCGCTTCAATTGAAGGATGGTGGAATAACAACCGCGAAAATCGGGACGAATCAAGTAACAGGGAACGAAATCGCCGCGTCTACTGTTGGAACGGCTAACTTGGCTGATTCATCAGTTACATCGGCGAAATTGGGCGCTTCCAGTGTTTCAGCGGTGAAAATCGCTTCAAATGCCGTAACAACCGACAAAATAAACGCGAATGCGGTTACGGAATCCAAAATAGCTACATCGGTGGCCGGTGATGGTTTGAGTGGTGGAAATGGAAGCGCGTTGGCGGTTAATGTTGATGATGCAACCATCGAAATCAATTTGGATACACTACGATTGAAGGATCTTGGGATTGGAAGTGGAAAATTACAAGATTCAGCAGTTACCACCGCGAAATTGGCGGATGATAGTGTAACAAAAGCAAAAATCAACGCGGATGTGGCCGGAAATGGTTTGGTTCAAAATGTTGATGGTTCTTTGGAAATTTCAGCCACCAACGGTTTGATTATCAATTCTGACCAAATCGGAATCAATGAAGGCGCTGGATTGGAAGTTGATGGAAGTAACGCGTTAAATGTTTTGGTTGATGATGCTTCAATCGAAATCGATGGTGTTAGTGGAAATGTCCAAGTAAAAGCGAATGGAATTAGTAACACACACCTTCAATCAAATTCTGTTCAAACCGCAAAAATCCAAGATGACGCGGTGACATTTGCGAAGGTTGGTTGGCGAATGTACCAAGAACTTTCAACAATTTCCGGTTCATCAACATCCACCATCGATTTGGCGCGCGCACTTGATGCCAACGCGGTGAACGGTGTTATGGTATACAAAAACGGTTTGGCTTTGTTAAATCAAACCGCTTTATCTGGTTCACCTTCGAATAGTGACGAATTCAGTGTATCAGCGGATGGCGGTGTTGGTTCTGTTGCACGAATCACATTTGGCGCGGCTTTGGCTGATTCCGATAATGTTTTGGTTTGGTACTTGACATAATAAGTCAATTCTATTTTCCAAAATAGTCAAAAATAAAGCCATCCAAATATCGGATGGCTTTTTTCATTTGTTGAACATTATTTTTTTTCAAGATGCGTTCTACATCTTATTCATCAATAGCCGGTCCCATTGTATCTTCTTCTAATTGTTTATCAATTTCTTTCCAGTGTCGTAACAATTCACCATAAACATCATCTTTTGTTAATCCGATGTTTCTGGCAAAAACAACCGCGATAAAAATTCCCATCATATAAATATTGGATTGTGGTTCACCTTGTTGATCAAGATCATACGCGTACCATAATAATTTTCTTATGTTTGATTCAATCATGACTACCTCTTTTTTGTGGATGATTTTCGTTTTTTGCTAGTCATTGATAGCGCGATGGCTATAGCTTGTTTTCGCGGTTTTCCTTCGCTTTGGATTTTTTTGATTTTTTTTCCAATTTTCGATTGATTATATTTTGGCATGATTCACCCTTTACGTTTCGGACCGCTTCCAAGATTATAGCATGATGTTCTACATTCCAGAATTTGGAAATGTCCAAACAAAGATTGTATAGTGATTTCGGACGCGGTGTGCAATTTGTGTATTTCCATCGACACAATGTTCCATGTGAATATCCAATCGATTGGAAGTGATTCCAATGTCCATCAATATATATTTCAAAAAAATCTTTCATCCATTCACAATTTCATCCAAGGCTTCCAAGATCAAATCTTCGTGGTTCAATTTTTGATGTTTGGCGATTGCTTCACACCAACAAATGATTTCAAATGTCGATGGTTTGTTTCGTCCGGTTTTCCAACACCAAACCGTATTCCGAACCAATCCGGATTTTCGACAATAATAATTCATCATTCGTTTGGATACATATTTTTCAAAAAATCGTTTCATCAAAACTTCGTGGTTGGTTTGGTTCCGGACTGTTGAAACCATGCGTTTCGGATGGCTTCACGATTGGCCTTATAAAAACCCGGATCGTTCAAACCTCTGGATAAGATATCTTTGTTCGTTTCTGTATTATTTGATTGGACGGTTTTTTGATTGGTTTTTGGTGGTTCTTTTGGTTGTGGTATGTCTTTGGTAGTTTCAACATTTTGAACCACGTTATTTTCCATTTTTGGCGGTTCGGATGTTTGGAAATGTGAACGAAGGAATGATGGCGCGTTTTCTGGATTTTCCTTCAATCCCTTCATCCAATCACCAAACGATTCTTTTGTGTCTGTTCTTTGATATTGCCATTCTAACGCGTCGCGAACGTCTGGATCTTGTATTCCCAATTCAGCAATCGCCGCATGTCGTTCGTATTTCGTATTCGCGTTTGATAATTCTTCTTTTAATCCATAGATTTGTTCGGTTAGATTGTCCACAGTTTTCAATTTTTCATTGGCTTCCACCAATCGTTGGTTCATTTCCTCAATTTGTGTTTCGGCTTCACGCGTTCGTTTTGCATACTTCGATATCTTGTCTTGTATCAATCCATCGATGTGTTCTTTTGCGATGTATTCCACACCATCTATTATTTTGGTTTCCATGTTTCCTCCTTGGAAAGGTTAAATTAAAAATAAGGCTTTTTGGCGTTGTATCTCACGAATTTTTTCGGCGGCTTCATCTTCGGATAAATCGGGATATAATTCCATCATTGCATCGATTGGAGCTATAAGATTGGAAGCCAATTTTTCTTTGATATCATTTCGTTGTTCTCTCTTTTCCTCTAATGATAATCCGATTCGCGCGTATCTGATTTTGTATCCACTTTCTGGAAGATCATAACCCAAAAAACGATTGGCCATCATTGCGGCCAATGATAAAGTCATTTGATCACCACGTTCAAACGATGGTTTGTATCTTGCTTGGGCTTCCCTCATAGATTCTTTGGAAATCGCGATGGCATATCCGGATCTTGGATCGCCGGATAATCTTTCAATATCGCCGGGGTTGATTCCAGCCATTTGGGCGACTTTGCGTTCATATTGAATAACCGCTTCCAAAACGGTGGATGGGTCACCACCGGGTTGGAATTGTCCAATCATCGGTTGGCCAACGTTATCCGGGTCTTGTGTGAATACCAAAATGGAAGCCGGATCGGTTGATATGGCGGCGCGTTTTGCGGCTGTATCTGTATCTCGAACATTCAAACCAGCCAATTGTAATCCGGCGATATATCGTTGTGGAAATCCGGTGTCACGTGTTAGATGCAACCAATAGGTATAAAGGGCTGCAGCTGTGAGGGAACCATATACGACCTCGGCATTTTCGAAACTGTTGAATAGTTTTCCAGTGATTTCAGCATGATACATTGAGTATGGAATAACCGGTTCACCATCGGAAAATCGGAATGGATAATTTTCCCCTTCCATTTCACTACCCAAATATTCTTTGGTGTAATCCTCACCAAGTGAACCATCATTGTTCATTTCCACGATTTTCATTTTTGGATTGGACATATCATGCAAATCAAAAACATCAGCCGTCCAAATCACTTCTTTGGAATGTGGATGGTGTCGTAATCTCAATTCATACAAAAATCGTAGTTGGTTTGGATCTCCACTTGATGATTCACAATAGATTAAATCCGGTGTAACTGGACGAAACAACAAACCATTGGAATCGGATATATCAACACGCATAAACATTTCACGACATCCGATGGTGAACATTTGGAATGATTGCATCATAGCCCATAAACCGGAATCATATATCAATCCATCATCACCCAAAAATCCTTCCATCGATTCACGATTGGCATCGATTCCAATCATTGGTGGTTCGTTGTACAAAGCCGATAATGATTTGGATGTAGCCTTGAAAACATTGGATGACATATCAGACACACCCCATGCCGCGCGTCGTTCTCTGGACACGTGGCGCGCCAATTCCTGTTCTAGATCGTCTTGCCACTGTCCACGTAACATTCGAACACGTAGAGCGTTATGTTCCCATCGTTCATTGGTTTCCATTGATGGCGCTGGTGGTTTTGGTTGAAAATCTAACATCATAATATTATCCTTTATCCGATTCTGAACGAACCATGTATTGGTGTTTGATATTTTATATCAATAATTGGAACTACGCTATACCTTAACGCGTCAAGAGCATGTTTGTGTTCTGAACGTGCATCCATCGAACCGCTTTTTTTCAACGTCCATCGACGAAACGAACGTATCAACGTTTCACATTTTGGATGTACTGAAAAACGCTTTTTCATCATTCTATCATGTAATAACTGACAACCATAATAAACAGACCACCGCGGTTTGTGTGCGGTGTGAATTCGAAATGGCATGGTTCCCTGTGGATATTCCAACACGTGTTCCAATGCGCTTCGAAGCATAGCGTTAGACATCCGGCCGCCATGTCTTCCACCTCGGTGTGAAATATCTCCTGTCCAACGTGTAATCATTTGCGGTGTCAATCCATTGCGCGATAACATTCGAAGGATGGCGCGCGCGTGACTTTCCGCCATCGATTGTTCGTTGGCATTTCCACCACTATAATATTCATCAAGTACATACACATGTGGATTATCTGATTCGGTCATGTCAATCGCGCAAAGGATAACCGCTTGGGCGCCGGGCATGGAACCATGGTCGATTCCAATCGAAAATCGATAATCACCATCATTTGGACATGGCGCGTCCGATATCATTTGCTCGGAAAAACATTCAAAAACCAATCCATCCGGTCGTCCGGCTTCCCATGATCCCTCTAAACGTGCTTGACGATCCAATGGAAGATATGTATCGGCGATTCTATCAATATCATGTTGTTGTAATAATGGACGACAACCCATTGGTGTAACATTTTCAACGGTTAAAGCGGCGCCAATATCATATATTTTTCCTTCATCCACCATTTGTTTCAAATATCCACAATCTTGGCCAATTGGTGTCATCGTCAAAACCATTCGTCCACGTTTTCGAAGTAATCGCGCCGCCAATTCACCAAATATCGCGACCGGCGGCGGCTCGTCAATCCATACCATATCAACGGTTCCACTAGCTACACCAAGTGTTCCTTGATTCGTTGTTTTGATTCGTACCAATGAACCGTTTTTAAACTGAATTATCGGTGTTTTTCCGCGGAATCCTTTTCCGGGTATGTATTCACAACCATCCGCCAATTCAGCCGGTGGAATCAAATCATATATTTTTCCTTGAACGGTTTTTGATTGTTCCCAAGAATGGACAATCACCCATATTTCCTTCGGTCCATCTGGAATTTTTTTGTATGGATGACGATTCAAAGCATAATAAATCATTTCAGCGGCGCCGGCCGCCGTTTTTCCAAGTTGGTTTCCAGCGCGAAACAATGTTATCGGCGCGGTGGATTGTAAGAACGCCAATTGTGGTTTCGTCGGTGTGAACCATGCCAATGGATCGGCGGCGGTTACATCTCGCATTTTCAACAATGTTTTGGTGATACTAGAGATATTCATTTTTTACTTTTTCGGGAATTTCTTTTTCATCAATGTTGATTTCGTAGCCTTGGCGAATACATAACGCCATCGCCATTTCTTTAGATACATATACATAATGATATTCATTATCTGATATTTTTAATCTACACCATATTTTCATATTTTCACCATGGTATGTTGTTAATTTGATTTGATAAGTATTTTACTTTATTTGATATTTCCATCACTTCAAAAATATTGATCTCTGGATAATAGTGATTGATATACATTTGAACACATTTTTCCGGATCCAAACCGGCGCGAAGTCCACCGGCCTTTTCAAGACGTTGGATATTTTCATAATGGCGAATTAGTTTTTTATAGTCAATCATTTTTTGTTTTTAGTCTGATTACATTTCCGGATTCGTGCGCTTCAATCACTTCCAACAATTCGTGGCGAATGATTGGTGGAAGATTGACAAATGCATCAATCAACAATCGTTTGTGTTCATCCATCGACATTTCGCGCAATTCATCGCCGGCCGCTTCTATATGTTCCAACATTTCGTTGTGTACTTGGATGTGTAACTTGTGAAACGCTGGAAGCGAATGAACAACACGTTCCAATCTTGCGGTTTCAATGTCATTCGATATTTCAGCTAACTTCATTCGACGAAACAAAATTGGATCGTCTGGAATTTGATTGGAAGATATTTGAACTGGATTGTTTTTTTCACTGACTGGATTGTTTTTTTCAACGGTTGATGGTTTATCTTGGTATTTCTTTTTTCCACTTTTGATTGTTCGTGAAATTGTTGATTTCGATACACCATATTTTTTTGATAATGCATCCATTGATAAATCACCGGATTCATATTCATGAACGATGGCGATTTTTTCCGCTGGTGTCAATTGTCGTTTCATTTTTTCCATGCAACATCCATAATTTGTTCCATTTCATTATAACATATAAAGAGAAAAGATGGCGGTCAAGGGTA